ATACTTCCCAGACCCTATAATCCCTGGCTCTATACCAAATACCTTCCTTATCTCCTTCTCCCACTGGGTTCGTAGAGACACTGTATGCGTAACTACTAGAGTTTTTTGCCCAAGCTTTGCAGCAACTGCTAATGCAGTAAAAGTCTTCCCCCAAGATACAAAAGCATTGATAATAGCATTATCTTCTATAGCGTCGTATACATCCTGCTGACTTTCCCGAAGGTCAAATCCGAACTTTGGAAAATCTACAGGCAGTAGTACTCGCTTATCTTTTATTTCATATCCTTCAGGAATTAAGTCGAAGCGTCCAACAGGTATAGATACTAAACCATTTCGTATCTTCCTAACATTTTTAATCATGGTAGGAGCTACATCCGATCTATATGAATCTATTTTATAGGTCAAAGCTTTATCCAAGGCATTAAAAGCCTGGGGATCAATGTCCATATAAATTCTGTTGGATACTACCGCTTTCACTTTTTAGTCCACATCTCTTCTTCTAGTTTTCTTTTTTGGTACTCTTCTTTTCTTTTATGAACTACGAAGTTTTCTACCCAAGCTAATCTATCAGTCAAAGTGTCTAATCTACTTAGGGTTTGGTCCAACTTTCGTGTTAGCTCATCAATAACTACATCTTGTTTCATATGATACCTTTTGTATATTTCTCAGTAAGGTAACTTCTTACAAAATCACTTCTTACAATATCAGGTATGCCAAACTCAATAAAATCAAACTCGTACATACCATTGATTATCTTAATAAAATCTTTCAATCCACTATTTTTAAGGTCAGACTGGAAGAAATCACCGCAGAAAATAATTCTACAATTCTTACCTACCCTAGTGATAATGCTGTCTAACTCATGGAAAGTCATGTTTTGACATTCATCCACAATGATCACACTATCATTAAAAGTTGTTCCTCTTATGTAAGAAGTAGTTAAAAAATTGATAACTCCTTTTTGCTTTAGCTGTCCATAGGGATTATCTCCACGACTAAACAGCTCTTGCATAATACTTACATAAGGAGCCTCATAGACTTTAGATTTTTCATCTTCTGTTCCAGGAAGAAATCCCATTTCCCTTGTGGGGACGGCACTTCTAACTAGAACTATTCTACTGTACTCTTCTTTTTGTAGGTCATCTAATGCTAGATATAGTGAGATAAAGGTTTTACCCGTTCCTGCACATCCATGTAACATTAGGTGCTTGTAAGAATCAAAGACTGCAACTTGAGACTTTGTTAAAGGCTCTATCTCTTTTAAATAAAAGTTCAGCGCTGATAGAGCATCTCTTTTTTGATTCCTTCTTCCCATTAAATTTTCCTCCTGCTATCTTCTAGTCTATCCTCTGACAAACTATATAATAGCCACGGGCGAGAGTTTAAGTGTAAAACTTGAGCCCAGTCCATAGCTAATGGGGGTTCTTTTACTATAAAAGCAAAGTTTACTCCCTTCAGCCAAATTCTTGAATGAGTATTTTGTAAGTCTTTTCTTACAATTTTTATTGATTTTATTTTCTGAAACTTTGTCCTTTCGTATGAAAATATAACTCCGTTATTATCTATCAACACTGTAGTCTTATTTTTTACAATGTCTAGAAACTCTTCGTATACGCCAGTCAGTCTTCTCTTTTTATGTGGTGTTTGTAGTCTTCGTTTTCCAAGAGTATCTCCAGGCTGATTTCTATCATCTACTACTAAGTCATTGACAAGCAGCAAGCCATCTCGAAGATAGAAATCCTCTGTGCCTAGAGAGTACACAGGAAACTTTATAGACCGAAGTATCTGTTTATAGGTTAACGATATTACCATACTTTTTACTGAACTTACCCATTGAGTAATCCTCGCCAATCTCAAAGTCACAACCTACAGGAGCGCCGGAGATATAAATACCTCTGTCTCTTTGTATTTCGGTTTGTAATATCGAACAATATTCTTCTACTTCATCGTTCGGAACTTCTGCAAGCACGGAATCGTGAACCAGTGCGAAGATTTTACTCTTCATCTTTTTCTGGTTTAGTATTCCGTGAGCTTCTATAGCCCCGATTAAGTTTATGTCGGAAGCAGCAGATTGAACTAGGAAGTTAAGTCCAGATCTAATGGCATGTCCTTGAACTCCTTTGTTATCAGACTTAACATCAGGTAATCTTCTCTTTCTACCGAAATGAGAATAGATACTTCCATTCTTTCTGATAAGCTCTTTCTGAGCCTCAATCCACTCCTCTAGCTTCCAGAAAGCACCAAAGTATTCTTTGATGATTTGTCTAGCCTGGACAACTGAAAGCTTGCCTCCATCTTTAGTAACCTGCTCACTGATTTTATTTGCACCGGCTCCGTACATAATACCAAAGGTTACTGCTTTTGCTGCTTGACGGTAGGTTGTATACTTCTCTGCCACATCTTCGACTTCACAGTCTAGTTTAAATACTTTATGTGCAATCGTGGAGTGAAAGTTTCCTCCAGAACGAAACACGTCCTGAAGCTCCAAGTCATCTGCCAATACGGCAGCGACATATACTTCGGCAGTTGTTAAATCCATTGCAACAATCTGATGGCCTTCGGGAGCACGAATACACCCTTTCACAATCGGATTGTCTCTCGGAAGTTGCTGCATATTCAGTTTACCACTAGAAGATAGTCTTCCTGAGGTAGTTCCATGAATATTGAAGTTGGTCCGTAAGTGACCGTCCCTATCAAGCTGTGGAATAATCTTATCGAGATAAGTATTCTTAATCTTAGTTTTCTTACGAACATCTAAAATTAACTGTGGAATCTCGTGTTGAAGAGCGAGCTTCTCCAATACTTCAGCATTGGTTGAGTTCTCTCCCTTCTCCGTCTTAATTCCAGTAGGCTCTAGCCCAACATAGTCGAACAATAACTTACGCAATTGTAGAACACTATTTGGATTAAAGTCTTTACCTTCTGCTGCTTGGAAAGCGGCCACACCAGGATGGCTTTGCAATTTACCAACAGCAGTAGTAATCTCTTCTAGCATAAGATCTTGACTCGCTATGAGCCTTTCCTTGTCAAAAGGAACTCCGTTATCTTGAACAGCCATAAGGAACCTACAAGCGGGCAACAAGATAGTCTTGTACACACGCATCAAGTTAGGATTACCCTTCTTCAGTGCTCTTTCAAACTTTTCAAAGATTGTGAAAGTAGCACAGGCATCGATAGCAGCATAAGTCTGCATAACTTCAAAAGGAATCCACTCCCATTTGAAATCATCTTTTAGCACACCATTCTGCTTACGATACTCGTCCATCCAAGTATACATAGGTTTTTCATAATCGCCGTAGTCTGTATACTTCATAGCGAGCATCTTCAGGCCGTGAGTGCCTGGGTTCTCGTCAAGCATATAATGCATAAGCATCGTATCTTCAAACTGTGAAATCTTCACGTTGAAGTGATACTCGAACATCGGAATATCGAACTTAGCGTTATGAAATACCATTCGCTTCTTATCAAATAACTCCTGAAGTTTCTCTTCTACAGACTCATCAATAGTATCGGCATTAATATAAGCACCTGAATCAGGTTGATAGCATAAGCTAATACCAAGAATATACCCATTCCGAGGATACAGACCAGTAGTCTCTGAGTCGATTCCGATAAAGTCGTAGGGCGAGTCAATACATCTTTGAATGTAATCCAAAGTCCCTTCAGTTGTTGTAATACCGACAAATTTTTCGTCATTTATTTCGGCCTTTTTCTTGTCGCCAGAAATATACCCGATGATATTGTTTCTAGCATCTTCCCAAGTCTTCTTAGCCTCTGGCTTAAAAGATAGCATTGCAGGATTAATAGTAGGAAGAAATTTATCATCTACTATAGTTCCAGCATATTGCATTACTTGGGTCACTTTCGTATAATATTTTAGTGGTTCTGAGCCAATTAGAATTATCCATTCATAGGCATCAGGATTAAACTCCAGATCTACGTCCTTCATTAAAACTTTGGATAGCGTAGGGTCTGAAGCAAGAGAGAATCGGTCAAATTCAAACTCATTCTCGAATAAGCGAACGTAATCGTTTCTACTTGGTTTTGATTCAATCAAGGCTATACTAGCCATATAGTTTTCTCCGCAGTCCAGTTACTTGGTTTTGTCCGAGTGAGCCTGGATCTCCAGACTTTAAACTAATTACTCGAACGGGAAAGTCTCTCGCTAATTTCTTTACGTGTTCTGCTGCTTGAACTCCTGCTTGGTCAGCATCGAAAATCAAGTCAAGGCCCGTAACGCCTGAAATCTTTAAATAATTAAACTTTGTTTCGTTAAAATTCTTAACACCGAAACAACATATTGCATTCTCTAGTCCTTTGTCGTGAAGGTTTATCATATCAAATATACCTTCTACGAGAATAACACGCCCCTGTAGTGGGCGAACTTGTGGAAACAGAGGCAGTTTTACTCCGCTAGGGTAGAACATATACTTATTGTCTAAGGTTCCTGTCTCATCACGACCTTGGAAAGCGACTATTCTTCCACTGGCGTCCTTAATAGGAAAGTTAATCCTCCCTATAAACTGCTTATCGTGATGGCGAAACGCTTCAAATCTTCTATAAGTTTCTGGTTTTATATCTCTCCAGTTCCCGATATAGGACATAAATCCTTCGGGCATAGAGAGACCTACACCAGCAGCTCGTAAGTTATTGATAAGTCTTTTTAGTTTTTCCCTACGCATTTCTGTTTCACTATAATCTACATTATAGTGGCGGAATAAACTACCTTTGTAACCGCAAGAGAAACAATTGAACACCCCAAGAACTTTGTCAATCCTCATACTAGGATTGCCATCGTCGTGTTCTGGATTGAGGCAGCGAATTAAAACATCTCTGCCAGAGAGTTTGTAATAAATACCCCTCTCTTCAAGTAGTTCAATTACTGCACTCATAGTTCGTATACCTCTTCATCGGGACCGTCTTTGTCTTTAATATAACCCGTCTCAGGGCCAATAGCTAAAGACGCCCAGTCCATAGTAGAAGTAAAACTTACTTCATCAGAGTTTCTCATTTTTGCACAATTAAAGCTAATGATATTATCTTCTTTAGCATGTGCGTCAAGAGTAAAGGCTGCATCCGCAGCATCTAATATACCCTTAGCAAATCGAGCTTCGCCGGAAGCATCAATCTGATAAGGAGACACCATAATAAATCCATAGTCTTGTGCATAAGTTTTCAACGCTTTACTTACTTCTATCTGTTCTGTCCAGTCATACTGACCCATACGCCCATTGGAAACCATAGAACGCTTTACTTGGTTTATATAGTCAACGATTACAACTCGTGGCTGTAGTCTTGCTACTTTTTTGTCTAGCTCTGTACGAATATTTGCTAGAGTTAGAGAAGGTGCATAAACAACATCAATCTGCTTTTCTCGCAAAGGCTTTGCTGTTAGTTCATCATGATAGGTATCAAAGTCACGGTGTGAAAGATAACGAGAGAGTGCTCTCTCGCCGTCTTCAAATCGTTGAGACCACCAACGAGCAACCTGTTCCCACTCACCTATAGATAGGTTGCGGTTGCGTATTGCAGCCGCAGGAACGCCAGTAGATATACTACATATCCTCTGCATAGTTGCTCGTGATGACATTTCTATCGTAAAATACATTACGGAATGACCGGCTTCATAAGTGCTAGAAGCAATATTAGCGCAAGCAATAGACTTACCAGCACCACGCTTACCACCAATAAGTACAAGATCGGACGGGCCAAAGGTTTGAATACGGTCGAAATCGTGATTCAATCCTAAAGGAACATTCTTCTCCAACTCTTCAATCGGATCAAACAGTTCCATTTTTCTCATGTTTGTACTTGTATCTTTGAGGTCAACTTTCTCCTCTACGGATAATACAATATTCTGTAGGCTCTCAATATTTTCCTGTGCGGATTCCATTGCAATCGAATCAGTAAGATAGGTTTCTAACTGATTCATGATTTCAATTTGAGTGTATTCATTCTTGAGATACTCTAGTAGAGTAGCACCGTCTATGTCTACTTCATCTACTTTCTCCAAGGCGAAGAAACGGTCACGAAGGGTCGCGTCTCTTACGGAAAGTCGTAAGTCATCAAAAGTAGGAATGATACTATGAGTTTCTACATACTTATTTATGTAAGACCATATAGAGGCAAACTCAGTTGGAAAGTAGTGCTTTTGGCAGTTCGACCAAGTTTCTATATCGCTTTGCGCGATAATAGTCTTGAAAAGAACGCTTGCCAGGTTCACTATTGGTCATCTCCGTAATAAGTATTAAGCGATAAAAAGCCAGAGAGGGGCACAAAGCCCCACTCCAGCAGGGGGAACTAGGGGATTAGCCCGCAGCTTTAGCTGCTTTTGCTGCACCATCATAGTTAGAAGCAGTAAGGCCACGTCGAGTTAACATAGTCTTAACACCTCGGGCAGTTTTGCCAATTTGCTCTGCGATTTCTTCGACAGACAAAGAAGCTACATCTACACCTTCGAGAGGATCAGCTTTAGCCGCAGCCTTGCTTTCCTTTTGTGCAGGAATAGAAGCAATAGAGCCTTGACGTAACAAAGATAAAGCTTTACCACGAATTTGATTAACGGTTCGGCCAAGAGCCTCTGCGATATCTTCGAGGTATGCGCCGTTAGAGGCGTGCTTAACAAACTCTGCTTCTTCAGCATCGCTAAAGGTACGAACACTTTCTACTTTAGGAGTAGGTTTGACGTGCTCGGTCAATTGCATAGACAGCAATTTACCTTGGATTTGCTTAGAAGAAAACTCGCCACCTTCAAAGGCTTCAGCGATTTGGCCGTAAGTATACTGGCCAGAGTTATCAGTTACGAAACTATGAAGAGTAGTTTCTTGTGCATCAGAGAACGCACGAGTAGTTACAGAAGCAGAAGATTCTACTTCGTGACCCATTTTACGCAGCTTAGAAGCTACAGAACGGGGTGATGTTTCGAGCTGG